AAGATGTTCGAGCAGCACGATAAGTGAGCGTAAATCTATACGACGAAAACTGCACCTATTAGGCGATTTATACGACGAAAACTGCACCTATTGAAAGTGCCTTGACGCTTACTCTCCGTAAGGTTGAGCGCACTTTTGTCGCATTTTCTTCTCTTTATCTTAGAGGAGCGAGATTAATCGGTAAAGATATACCGCTAATAGATGGCGTAATATTTAATCGGTATGGATTGGCGTTATAAATTAAAAGGATTTGGGACGGCTTGCCGGCACAAAAAGGGTTTCAGATGCTTTAGCATCTGCGTCGGCTAAAGCCTCCGCTCAATCTTTTCTATCGGTTATTATCGCTAATAAGTAACGCCAATCATTAAACGGAATAACTAACCGCAATACTAAGCGCAGTATTATAACGAAGGTATTCACCTATAACGCTAATACTAGCGGACATATATGTAGCGTCAATATTTGCGTTATGGATTCCGCTATAATCCTCCGACATTACCGCTATGGATTCCGTCTATATTAGCGGATATATAACGAGTTTCTTCTATTATATAGCGGAATATTTAAACGGTATGGATTAGCGGTATTATAGCGTAATGGAATAGCGTAGTATTAGGCGGATGTATTCCGATGATATATGTCGGTTGTATCGATATGTATGGCGGTGGTATTCCGTATGGTATTTCGATAGTGTATCGACTATGTGTACCGAATGTACTCCGATATACCCCGCGTACATTAGCACCGAGCCAGTTCTACGTCCGTACTTGTCAAACTCACGGGGTACTGCGAAATACACTCCGATTTTATACAGTATTTTATGCAGCGTTAAGGCGGCCATGTGCGTTACAAATGGCGGTATAATAACGATGTATAAAACGTTGTATAAACATATTAACGTATGATTACGTATTAATGGCGTTATATCAACGTTTGTGTACGATTACGAATCTTACAAAAGATGATTGTGTAACGTTATGTATTCAACGATATGCAATGCGGATGTATAGCGTTTCAAATCCCCCAAGCGCCTATCCGAGATACTGCTCGCCTGTGTTTCGGAGTTTGCTACCACTTTTTCAAACTCGGTAGGCAATCGCAATACAAGCGGACAGCAACTCGCAAAAAATTCGCAATTATATTTTCGAACTCAAGGCGTCAGTTACTCGCAATTATAAACGCTACATCGTTTTCCCGTCAAATAAGCGCCTGTGAGCCGTCTTAGTACGGAATACGACCGCTAACTAGGTCGTAGCTTAGAGCGCCTAAATCGACGGTAAATTGACGTAGAAATGAACACGAAGAAAAAACGGACAATCCCGAAGGAAAGTCCGCCTATAATTGAACGCTATCGTATACGTTCGTAATATCTTCCGTTTCAATGCCGATGTAACGCAATGTCTCACGTTGGCTAGCATGGTTTAGGATTCGCATTAATAACGATAAATCAACACCTTGCTTATACGCGTGATAAGCGAATGTCTTACGAAGGCTATGCGTTCCAAATTCGATAGTAAGTCCGGCTCTTGCTGCGGCATCGTTTAGTATACGCCATGCCTGCTGACGAGTGATCGCCTTACCGCCTTTACGCGAAGGGAATAACGTCCCAGCCTCCGGTAATAACGGAGTAATCTGTTCTAACGTTTTATCCCCGAGATGGATGCGCTTAGTTTTTCCGGTCTTTTGCTCGCGGATAACGATTTGATTATCAACGATGTCCTCGCGAGTTAATCGTAATAAGTCGCTGATACGTAGATTTGTATTAATACCGAGGATAAACAGTAGTAAATCACGTCCATGTAACGATTGTTTCATGCGCTCGATATCGCGCTTACTTTTAATCGGTTGTACTTCGTTCATAGTATCGCTCCTTTAGCGGATTATACCGCTTTCTTATTGTGTTACATTCATATTAACGCAAATAGTTAACGATTGTCAACGCAAAACTAACGCAAATACATACGGAAATAAAAACTAACGGAAAGGAGGAGGTCATCATCGCGTACATTAACGGAACTTGGCTCGATAGAGAACAACGCGAACAACGCATAACACTAGTAACGGAAACACTTCGCAAGTTAGCAGCGCTTGTTAAAAGCGGTAAAGGTAGCGAATATCATACCGAGCAATTACTCGCGTATAAATCGGAATTAACGAAGTTAAAGCGTGTGCATCGCGCAGAGGTAGACGTTGCTTACTTCGAGTACGAGTATTTATCTGACGGAGCAAATCCGCAGAATGAGGATAATACGATTATGAACGCAGATGACGGAACGCCTCACGATCCAATCGAATTAATGGCGCCGATACACCGCGAGTTCTTCGACTTATGCGACTATGTGAACGAGACAGAGCGCAATGCTCGACTAGCTATAGCGGCAGCCCGTGGGCACTCGAAATCCGGTAAATTTTCGAACGCATTCCCGCTACATCAAACGGTATTTAGACGCAGAAAGTATATTCTGATTATCTCGGAGACGGATAGTTTATCGAAGAAGTTAATCGGATGGACGAATAAGCAACTTAAATTCAACGATAAGCTACGCGAGGATTTCGGAGCGCTGCTAGACGTACGTAATCAACAGAACGAAAAGGATAACGAAGAAGCGTTCATTACGTCATCCAATACGTTAGTCGAGGCGTCATCTGCCGGTAAGCAATTGCGTGGGAAACGACATGGCTCGCACCGTCCGGATTTGGTTATTATCGACGACCCTTCGTCAATGAATAATGAAGGAACGAAAGAAGCGCGAGAGAAGTTAGTCGGATGGTTTAACTCGGTTGTTGTTCCAATAGGAAGTAAATCGACTTCAATCGTACTAGTGGGTACAATGGTCTCAAACTCGGGGTTACTTAATCACGTACTTAAACGTAAGGACTTTAAATCATCGTTTCACGGAGCTGTTATTAGTGAGCCGAATAATCCGCAACTTTGGGAGAAATACTGCGAAATTTACTCACGCTCCGAGGATATGGTAGAACCGGACGCTTTCTATGAGGCGAATAAAGAGGCATTAGAGGATGGAGTAGAGGTCGCATGGCCTTGGCGTTGGACGTATAGGGCGCTAATGCATGAGAAAGTAAATATGGGAACGAAGGCTTATAACTCGGAGTTCCGAAATTTAGCATTCAGCGAGGACGAGCAATATTTCTTCCCCGAAAAATACGCTAAATATCATTACACATACGAAGCGGGCATCCCGATTATCAATTACGAAGGCAAGCAGTATAGAACGTCTGAACTCATTATTACTGGCGCTTGGGATATAGCGATGGCAAAGAATAGTCGCTCCGATTTCAACTCAATTATCATAGTCGGTAAGCACGCCCCTAGCGGATTAATATTCGTATTAGACGAGTACACAACGAAGGAGCAACCGCACGTATTTATAGACATCGTGTTAACTAAAATCGAGCAATGGCGTACAACTTCGTTTCACGTTGAGACTATTAACGCTTATCACGAATTTTATAGGCAGTTACAAGAAAAGGCTCGAGCAATGGGGTTAAACTTTTGCAAAGTTGAGGACGTAAAATCGCACAAATCATCAAAAGAGCAACGTATCGAATCGTTAGAGCCTATATTACACAATAAAACTCTAATTTTAAATGATAGACATACGACGCTACTCGATCAAATGGCGCAATATCCATTCGGAGATTTTGTAGATTCTATCGACGCCTTACAAATGGCAGTAGATAAGATTTCTCGCCCAGTAGCACGCATCGTTGCAAAGCCGGTATGGTTATGAAAATTAAATAAATATTTCAAAGCCCGAATAGGAGCGGAAGTCATGAGCCGTTTCGATAAGCGTATATCTCGGTACGCTTTCGGGCTTTTTATAATGCCGAGAAAACACTACGAGAGGTGATTAATATGGGCTTATATAAAGACGAACAGTGGTTATATCATCAATATATTGAATTAGGTAAAAGTTATAATACTATCGCTAAAGAGTTTAACATCGGAAAAACGACCGTCGCTAGATATATCAAAAGATTTGGAATCACACCGGAGGAGAACGTTCATTTTAGAGGAAAGTATAAAGATAGAGAAAAGGCGGTTACTATCGCATGTAAGCAATGTGGTGAGCAGGCTAAGAAAAAGCCAGCCCACGTAAAACGCGGAGGTAATTACGCTAAGTTTTGCTCGCCAAGTTGCGCTACAAAGTGGCAATTCGCGAATACTGATTTACGCGAACGCATCCGAGAAGGTTTTGACGAGTATATGCAAACTCCCGAAGGTAAATCAGCACACCAAGAGCGGAGCATGAAAGGGTACTTCGCAGCAAGTAGCGGAAAACGAACGTCAATCGAGGTTAAAATGGCGGAAGAACTTACCGCTAGAGGAATCGAATACATCGAACAATACAATCTAGGCGATAAATTCGCGCTAGATTTTTTCATACCCGAATATAACATCGTCATCGAATGTGACGGAGATTATTGGCACACAAGACCGGAGGCTATCTGCAGAGACAAGCGCAAGAACGCGTACGTCAAAGCCTGCGGTTTTTCTATGTATCGCTTTTGGGAACGCGAAATTAACGCAGATGTCGAGGCCTGTGTCGATATTGTAATGGCGGAAATTAATCGAAAAGAAACAGCTTAATATTAACGCAAAACTAACGAAAGGAGCCGATAAAATGACGAACCCAAGACGCAAAAAAGCGCTTGAAGCGAAATTAGACGCTAATCATAAAAAAGCGGTCTACCTACTTATTGAAAACGAGCTGCTCCCGAAAAAAGAGCAACGTACGAAAGAGGACATCGCAGAAGAAGTCGGAGTAACGTATAAAACGCTTTGGTCGTGGTCAACACGCAATAAGGATTTTATCGATTAT